TCTACACCACGCAACATGAGTCCAGGTTGTTGCAGTCATAGCAGAACTAGCATCTTTATCACTGGCACCATCATAATAATATGGAGTTAATACATTAAATCCTAATAATAAACTTTGAGTTCCGCGATTATCATATACCTGGTTTCTACCTGCTCCGTCATTAGCAGCATAAAACCAACCTTCTATGGTAAAATGATTAGAGCCAAATGAAAGTGCAGATGAAGTATTGATATATGCTACACCTCTTTTCTGAACCCTTACACTTAGACTAAGGTTGCTGGTAGTAGGGGCAGTTGTGCTAATAGTAGCAGGTGCAACTCCGCCCTCTGTTATGACGTGACTCCACGTGCTATAATCTCTTATAACAGTCTTGTAGTTGCTGACATTGCTGTCGGCACTGACATAGCCACTATTGATAACATGAACACCGCTCATATTATAGTGTTATTTCCAATACTGAAACTGTGACATCTAAATCGCTGACGGCTGATGCTAATCCACGGATTTTTTCTCCACTCATTAAAACAAGTTTGTTTGGAATAAGTTCTAATGAACTATCTGCAGGCACCGGAATCGTAAATGCAATATAACTCTGCCCGGTATTAACCGAATTAGTTTTCTGAACAGTTACATCTGCTGAGTTTGTTCCATCAATATTAGCAACCAATACACTAAGCACAATACTAACGGCTCCAGTGGCCGTAGATGCTTGATATATGTCACCAGTTGACGTGGTTAATGTTGTTTGTGTTGATTTAAATGTATTTGCCATCTTTCTATCCTATTATGATAATCCCATAATTAATGCTACGACCTCATCGGTTGTCACGCCCGAACTACCGCTGGGTCCTTGTGGTCCTTCTGGTCCTTGGGGTCCGGTTGCACCAGTAACTGATGCACCGCTGGGTCCTTGGGGTCCGGTTGCGCCTTGGGGTCCTTGTGGTCCTTCTGGTCCTTGTGGTCCTTGTGGTCCGGTAGTGCCTTGTGGGCCTTGTGGCCCTTGTGGTCCAGTAACTGATGCGCCACTGGGTCCTTGTGGTCCTTGTGGTCCGGTTGCGCCTTGAGGTCCTTCTGGTCCTTGTGGTCCCTGTGGAGCAGTAGGTCCTTGTGGTCCTTGTGGTCCAATACCTCCGCTGACACCACTTGGTCCCTGAGGTCCTTCTGGTCCTTGTGGTCCGGTTGCTCCATCTGGTCCCTGTGGGCCTTGAGGTCCCGTTGTGCCTTGAGGTCCTTGTGGGCCCTGGGGTCCGGTATCCCCAACAACACCCTGCGGTCCTTGTGGACCAATATCACCCTGAACACCTTGTGGCCCTTGTGGTCCTTGTGGGCCCGCAACTCCTTGTGGACCCTGCGGTCCAGTATCACCTTGTGCGCCTTGCGGTCCCTGAGGCCCAGTTGCACCATCTACTCCCTGAGGGCCCTGAGGCCCAGTCGTACCCTGTGGTCCTTGTGGTCCTTGTGGTCCCTGTGGGCCCGCAGGTCCAGGTTGTCTAATAATAAGAACAATATTATGATTGTTACTGAAACTATAAGAACCTGTAATATGATTAACAGGAACTTCTACATAACCCGTTTGTATAGTTATTGCAGCAGATATTTCGAACTTTTGATAGTTAGCACTAGTATTTCTATCCTGAATTATTATTTCATCATCTGAAGTCAAGGTTGCCAATAGAAAATCTATGTCAATATTGTCATCTGTAATATGACTGATATTAATCTGTGTGGCAGAAACTTGGGTTGAAGTATTCCATAATATTTTCTGATTACCTGGGTTTCCGCTGGTATCATTAGTATTAGCCTTATAAAGATATACACTACTGCTTTGTCCTGTTGCCCCACTTGGTCCTTGTGGTCCGGTAGCACCAGTTGCTCCTTCTGGTCCTTGTGGGCCCTGAGGTCCAGTTGATCCATGAACACCCTGGGGTCCTTGTGGTCCGGTAGCACCAGTGGCTCCTTCTGGTCCTTGTGGCCCTTGTGGGCCTACTTGACCTTGAGGTCCTTGTGGTCCTTCTGGTCCCTGAGGTCCAACTACACCCTGAGGTCCCTGTGGACCAGTTGCTCCGGAAGCACCAACAACACCTTGTGGGCCCTGCGGTCCAACAACGCCTTGGGGTCCTTGTGGACCAGTTGATCCTTGTGTTCCACTTGGTCCTTGGGGTCCGGTAGATCCATTTGGTCCCTGCGGTCCGGTAGCACCATCTGGTCCCTGTGGGCCTTGTGGACCAACTCCGCCTTGAGGTCCCTGTGGACCCGTTGATCCTTGTGCTCCACTTGGGCCAGAAGGTCCTTGCGGTCCTATAAAAGTCACAGAACCAACTGCTACTTCCACATTGGTTTGTGTAGTATTAACTATGAGATTAGTTGTGGTATTTGTTACTGTTAATGTGGTTCCAGTTGAGGAAACTGAGAAACTGGCACCAGCACTGATAGTAGCAGTAAATCCATAGACTACCTCTGTTACTGTGAATACCTGTGCCATATTAGGTTATGCTCACATAGCCAGTTGCTGTGGTAGGATCTGTTGGGCTTACTCCAGGTTCATAACATTGAATAAATCCCCAACGATGCGTGTTAATATTTGCGGGTGATGCGGAATCTGTCCATGTCACACCAACTACTGTGATAGGCACATTCTTACGAGCATCTGCATATATTGGACCAGTATACATATTTGCAGGAACAACAACATTGACGCGACCAGTTGATGTTCCCACAACTGAAATATTAGTTGCTGTAATATCTGCCTTGGCAAAGAATCCTATAACGGTTGATGTGGAAAAATTAGGATCACCATTACGATCGAAGGCAATCTTATCTACAATGAGTGTTTGATAATCGGCTGAAAATGTCCAACCTGTGATGTTCTGTCCGAAGTTATATTCTAGAGTTCTTTGAGTAGTCGGGAATATCTGCTCAATGAATAAACTATCGGGACCGCCAAGAAAATCGGCGAATGATAAAATGCCTTTGGCCATAATGTTCTCCATGCGTGGTAAAATCCCAACTACTGAGGTAATTGGGAAGTTTGGCTTGTGATATTTATTAGTGAGCGAATTTTATGGGTTATTATCCACCTAAAGCAATCGCATATATGATTGCTATATCTTCTGCCTGTGCCTGTGTTATACCACCGCCCGATGATGCTGCTCCATAACTGACTTCTTTAGTTGAACTATTGTAGTATAGGACCTGTGTGCTGGTAGTTGCTCTAATAGGTGCAACAAATAATCCACTGGTTGTGGTATTATCTAGGGCACTACCTGACGCATTTATAATAATACTATTAGCGGCTTGATTAGTTTCTCCTGCCTCACTTCCTATAGCAATACTATATGCACCTTGAGTTATTCTACCAGCATTAAATCCAATTGCAACAGCATAATTTGATTGAGTAGATTGTCCAGAGGTATGTCCAATTGCCACCGCTGATTGACCTTGATCTGTTCCGCCGGCGAAATTACCAATTGCCACCGCTGATTGACCTTGACTACTATTACCTGCTGCTACCCCAACTGCCACAGCACTATCACCTTGATTTGTTTGACCAGCACTTCTTTGATTTAATCCGGTATTACCACCTATTGCAACTGCATCTGATCCTTGATTAGTTTCTCCTGCTAATCTTCCTATAGCAATAGCATCTGATCCTTGAGAACTCTTACCTGCTTGATATCCAATAGCCACACTATAACTGCTTTGCGTGGTAAGAGCAGCCTGATATCCAATAGCAATACTCGATGTTCCTTGAGTTGTAACTGCAGATTCGTAACCAATTGCAATACTATAATTGGATTGTGTGTTATAGGCTGCGGCATATCCTAATGCAATTGATCCAATACCTTGTTTTAAATAAGCAGCGGTATATCCTATTGCAATTGATCTGCCAGATTGTGTTGAATTAGCAGCACCTGGTCCAATTGCGATAGAATGAGCATATTGATTAAATTCTGCTGCCTGACTTCCTATTGCTATTGAACTACCACCGTCTGGAGAAACTGAACCATTATAACCTTGATCATATTTTCCTGAGTTTGGACCTAATGCAATGCAGTCAACCTGTTGATTACTAAAACCTGCAAAGTATCCAATACTAATATCATCGCCTGATCCGGTTTTAGCACCGAATCCAATAGCCACATTAGCACCACCTGCTATAGCATCTTTGCCAATAGCAATTCCTCCTAAATTGGAGGCTGCTCCATCTCCTATTGCAATACTACCATTAGTCAGTAAACTTATGCTATCATCTGCACTGGCATCTTGTCCAATTGCAATACAACTAATTGAAGCACTTGTGGTTGAAAGAACAGCATTTTTTCCAAGGCTAATGAATACCGGACCGCTCGCTCCATCCTTATCACCTAATGTGGCCCATGTCACTGTGCCAGTTCCGCCTCCACCTGCAGGCGTGGCCCAAGTTCCATCATTCCTTAAGAATGTTGATGTAGATCCTGTGGGTTCTGCAATAGCATATGAATTCCAGGTTAGTGTATTATTGACATTTAGAGCACTGGTATATAATGTTCCAGAATTATTAATATCAACCACATACTTTAACTGCGTGTCAGCAACAAGGCCAGTGTATGTTCCAATAGCACCACCACTGGCCACATAAAATTCTGTGTCGGGGGTAGTTGTGTTTAGCAATATGTTATCTGCATCAGCCGCGGGCTGTATGGTAGCATACCATAATCCCGCTAGTTGTCCAACACTATCTGCACTTACAACATTTCTATAAACTGATTTTGCCACCAATTCATATTCTTCTGGTTCGAATGTAATTAGGGGAACTTGACCTGTTGCTGTGGAACCCGGATTCCATTGTCCTTGATCACTGACCAAACTGGTTATAAAAGTATAGGGATCATTAGGATCTGCATAAGTTGGTTTTCCATAAACATCTACCATATCTACTGGATAACTGGTCGATGGAATATCCACAGATATCTGAACGAAATCCGTCACAGTTGTTGTAACAATAGTAGCTGTGAGATTGGTAGGAGCGGGTAGACCTGAACTGGAAATAATTGGAGTTATACCACTATTGGGTTCATCGGGTGCATCATCCTGCTGTTCATCGGTATAGACATCTGCATCATATTGCAGTGCTGTGATCTCCACAGCCAATTCACCCTGAGGACCTTCTGTTTCCCTCACACGAGTTATACGAAATAGTTTCTCCGTGAAATCATATATGGGATTAGTAACCTTGACTATGTCTCCAACTTCACAGACTAACGCACTATAATCTGCTGTGAAACTGATGACCAAATCATATCTACTCTGCAATAATTCGATTAGACCAATACGACCCGCCTGAATACCATTATTGACCAAATCCAATCTCATACGCAGTTGATTATCTGGTTCCAAATTATTGCGCATAGCGCTACTAACACTAGAACGATAATAATCACTTTGATCTCTTGCATTACGATTGGCAAATGCTATTTCTACACTATTATATAGATCTTCTAAACTGGTAGATGTGAGATTTATTTCTCCAATTATGTTATCATCCGAAAATTCGAAAGCGGAGGCAAGTTCTCCTGCGGTGGCTGCACGATTTACTACTACACGCCACTTACCTTCCTTATGATCATAGGTAGTCCAAGAACTAGATGCCAAATTAATTCTGTCTATGTTATTCTTAACAGTATCACCCGCATTGAGCACACCATTTATAGTATATCTTGCCTGTGTGCTGGTAGATCCATCATTGTTAAATTGATTAGTAGGAATCTGATTTGATATACTCTTAAGACTGGTTGATGTTGTGCCAATAACTGAATCTGTGTCGAGATATGAGGCACTTATGCCAGCACCATATCTGGTATTGGTCATATAGTCATACCATACATCACCGGGATTACTGATGCTGTTATTCGTTATGTCGAAGGTCATTGTGGGCAGGGCTGTGACACCTTTGCCCGAATCATAGGTCAATTGAACTACAGCAAATACCAAATCCGACATAGCATAATTGGTATTGGTGCTCATTAAGGTATATGCATCTACTCCCGGAACTACACCACCACTAATACCTACATTATAAGTTGAACTACTTCCACCATTAAAAGCATAGACCTTGACTAAACCAGCGAGATTGGTTGATGTGGTTGTGCCAGTATCGGTTTGAACTAAACTGCCACTTACTGTAAATCCATCATTTTCGAAAAATAATTTTTGGTCATTCCAATAAACATTATTAAATGTGTAGGTGCTGGTTGATGTTCTTTCTGATAATACCAAACAATAACTCATTGTCTTATTATCATTGCTGATCTGAGCATCTGTTATGATTGGTTGTTGATAGGCACGACCATATACTATGGGAACTTTATTTTCTGTGGCAGGTGGAAGTTGAACACGCACTCCTTGATCTTGAATACCACCACCACCTCTGGCTCCGGGACCATTAATTAATCTGCTGGTCACCATGGCCAGGCCAGTTGAAACAATACTAACAGCCCAGGTTAATCCCGCAGCAGCAATAGCAGCACTGGTAGCAGCAACTCCGGCGGCATATGCTACTACTTGGGTTGCGATATATGTAAATATTCCCATCTTTATTCTCCGAACATATACTGACTCTCCACATATTTGAAACCACGCCTTTCGTAGTCGAAATCGGGTGAATTATGTAGTTTTGTCATGGTAAATCCTTTAATTCGACCTTGTTTTAGCCATTCTTCTGCGGTATTTTTATAGGCAGCAAATAATCGTGCTCCCATAGTAGTTCCTCGGTATTCTTCACGAACATACCAGGCTATTTCCCGCAGGAACAGGGTTTGGGGCATCCACAGGTCGGGCACTGTGAGTGATAATAATGTGCCTTGGATTTGCCCGTGGTCTTCTCCAACAAACGAAAGACCACCTTTTTCGCATCTGAGTAAAACCTGTCTAATATGTTCCTCATTTTTCTGTCCTTGTGCTATTTGTCTAATGCCACAACTGAGTTGGAAATCCTGCATTACCTCAATCAATCCACTATAATCTGCACGCTCTAATCTACGAATCTTCATTTAACCTACTTGGACATCTTGATCTATATTACGCTGTATTAGATTTTCTACCCCACTTATTGTAGTTCCACCTGCACCGGGACCAGTTCCTCCGCCACTACCTAACGCTTTTCCGAAATCGAATCCTTTATTAGATATAGCAGTAACTCTGTCCATACCAGTATCTCCGGGATACAAGGCCTTTTGATCTGTTGAATTAGTTCTACGCCCTGAAATCTTACGCTCCAATATGGCATGCACCGAACTCATATTGACCACACAGGTATATGTTTCTGTTCTTGATTCTATATCACTTGCATCTGTTATGGTATAATTTGAAATATATCCATCGAATCTTAAACTGACATTATTTGAGTCAATAGATAGGTCGTCATTAAAGAAAACACGATATATTTCTACTCGACTACCCTTAAGTTGTGTGTTAAGAATAAGACTAACATAACTGGTATATGTGCCCAATCCTGCTTCACCAGCATCTTTGGGAATTCCACTTAGGCTCATCTGCAATTGATTATTAGTGGCTCTGAGATCATCTTGAATTTCTGCAAATCCTAATAGATGCCCCAGTCCGGTATAGGTAGTTCCACCGACGGTTATTGGCCCATATGTATTTGCTATGGTATATGTGCCAGTGTTTATAGTCATCTTAACTAAAACACAGTGCTTGACATTGGTAGATGTAGTTGCTGGAATCGTGATCATATTACTTTTTCCACAAAGGTAAAATCACCAGTATATTGAACCCAATCTTTTAAAATATGTTGATAGGTAGGGAATTCGCTGGCAACCACAACCATAGTAGTTGCTGTGCCCACCTTAAATGTGCCTGTGGTTGTGGTATTCTCACTGGTTATTAGGGGTCTATGAACTGTGAAAGTAAATGAAGTTGAACCTAATAGGTTAGTAACACTTTCAGTAACAATATAAGGATAACGACTAAGTGTAGGTTGAATCCAATCACCTGCACGAAATACCACTGTGCCAGTCGATATCACAGGCGTCTGAACAGTGACTGATGTGCCAGTGAAGTTGGTTATAGTTGAGGCAGCAAGATTAGCAGCACTCATCGTACCTTGATATTGATTGAGATAATATAGATTAGGTGTGCTACCAATCTGTATCTGACATTCAGTATTACGGTCATAATTTTGAATAAGTTCCACAGCACTTCTAGTGTCTGACCACTTAAATCTTGCTATGGGAGTTACTGATAAAACAAATGGCTGAGCAGTTACTCGTTGCGCAGTTTTTATACGCTGGCTACGACTAATACTCTGTCCCACCATTCTACGGCGATCAACCTCTATTCGCTGTGCTGTGTTTATGATTGCTTGAAATGTCATCCCAATCTCCTTGATGGCTGACTACGGCGTCCAGCCTCTGTTACTTGATAGATAAACTGCGGATCTCTTGCCACTAATGTTCTAAAACTCTGCGCATCCACAGCCTGAATTGAATAGTTCACCGTTGTGACTCCTCCACCACTTCCTAACATATGATTTGGTATGATTGTGCCTGCTGATCTTGGCACAAACAATTCTGGTCCTCGTTCTCCAACAAGGTAGTTGCTGCCTGCATCTACACTACCACCCATAGCCATAGGTCTTAATCCACCAGCCAACTCCGCAGCATAGTTTGGTGTGAATAGGTTTGAAACAAATCCCAATAAACTAGATGCCATCTTATTTGCCTGAGCACGAGCAAATTCCGCAATAATACTATTGGCTAAATCTCTAAAACTTAATTTACCAGTTTGAACAAATCTCACAATAGCATCTTCGAATCCACGAACAAATGTATCGAAATATGACTGTGCCTGTTGTGCTGCTGTTTTGGCAGAATTTAGATATTTTTCATAAGCATCAGCCCACCCTTTTACGAAATCTTCTTGGTCTGCTATTGTTCTGTTGCGTCTTTCTTCAGCAGCAGCCTTTTCTATTTCGGCTGTAGCAATTATACCATTAATAGCCTCTTGTCTCTTACTAGGATCCATCATAAGACTATCGATTTGTTTTAATTTTTGTATCCGAGCAGTTTCTATCTGATTTAATTCTAATGCTAATTTGCGATCTTCTTCTTTATTATTACGCATAGCATATTCGATATCTGCTCTTTCTTTACTAATTTTAACCTGTTCATCATAGGATCGCACTAATTCTGCTGCCTGTGCTTCTTGTTTGGCTACCTCTGCGTTATGAGCAGCCAGAGTTTTAGTATTTTCTTCTATTTGATCTTGTTCTTCTTTATAGGCCTTTAAGAAAGTATCAATTCGAATTTTCTTGATTGCTTCAGCATTAGCACTCTGTATTTTTAATTCATCTAACGCGAATTTGGCTCTTATTTCTTTTGTTCTGGCTGCTATTTCCTCTTCTTGTTTAACAGAATCTAACTTATCTTGAGCAAGAACCTCTGCTCTCATCTTTGCTATTTCAGCAGCCTCATCAGAAGCAATCTTGGCTCTATCTCTGGCTAATCCTGCTTCTAATCTCAATATTTCATTTGCACCCTGAACTGCTTCGTTATAGGTAATTTCTGCTAAATGCTGTGCGGTGATCTTTTCTGCTTCTATTCTACTGGCAGCAATTCTTTTAACACTTTCTCTGCGTGCCTTTTCTTCTTCACTTATGGCTTCTATAACGGTTCTGCCAGCCTTACCTGTAGATTGATCAGGAGTAGGAAAATCTAAAGCAGCAGCAGCCTGTTCAGCACTACGGGCTAATTCATCATTACGTTTGCTTAATTCTTCTATCGCAACCCCGATTCCGGCCGCTGTTCCTGTTGCTGCGAATAATTTTGCTATCCCACCTAACGGCCCTTTGCCTATTAGATTACTCAAGGCTGCTGTTATACCTAATGCTTTATTAATAAAAACTATGCTGGCTAATGTTGTAGCACCGAAGGCTACTGCTAATGTAATACCTGCAAATTTTATAGCGAAAGCCGCATTTTCAGCACCTAATTTTTGATCACCTAATGCTTTTAATATAGGATTTATTGCGTTTAAGGCTTCTATTTGTAGATTCTTATAGGCCTTTTCTAGATTACCAACGGCCTCGGCACTATTCTTTGCGGCTTCTGTTAATTTACTGGTATCGCCGGTTCGAAGTGCTTCTTCGAACACTTTAGGATCAACGCTGCGAAATGCTCTACTTAATAAGGTAGTAGCTAAACGAGTTCTTTCAGATCCTGCCTCCATTTTAGCAAGACCTTTTATAGTTTTATCTAATAATTCTGTTTCAGAAAGATCACGCAGATCATCTAAACTAACGCCTACTTTCTTAAAGGCATC